GGATTTGCCGGCAAAATTGGTGATTTTAGCAAAAAGGCGGCTTTGGCATTTGCGGCTGTGGCTGCCGCCGCCGGTGCAATGGCCATCAAAATTGGCGTGGATGCTGTCAAGGCTGCATCAGATTTATCCGAGACCATTTCGAAGGTTGGCGTGTTATTTGGTGACACAGCTGATGACATTGAAAAATTTGCAGATAGCGCGGCCTCATCGCTAGGCCAGACAAAACAACAAGCATTGGATGCAGCTGCAACATTTGCTACATTTGGAAAAGCCGCCGGATTGAGCGGTCGGGATTTGAGCAAATTCTCAATTGACTTTGTAAAATTGGCATCGGATTTGGCCTCATTTAACAACACATCACCAGAGCAAGCAATCAACGCTATTGGATCGGCATTGCGTGGAGAAGCTGAGCCGCTGCGCCAATACGGCGTTTTGCTTGACGATGCCTCAATGCGACAAGCGGCTTTGGAATTAGGAATTATCAGCACAACCAAAAATGCTTTGACACCACAGCAAAAGGTTTTGGCAGCTCAAGCGTTAATCTACAAACAGACATCAGCTGCTCAAGGCGATTTTGAACGCACAAGCGATGGTTTAGCAAACAAAACACGCATCCTCACAGCTCAATTGGAAAATGCAAAAGTTACAATTGGTGAGGCACTTTTGCCAATAGTTTTGGAATTGGCTACTTTATTTTCAGAAAAGGTTATCCCAATTGTGCAAAAGGTTGCCGATGCTTTTAGCTCAAAACCGGAAGGCATGGGCGGCACACTTACCAATTTGGCAAACTCAATCAAAGGATTTGTGCAACCAATCTTTGAAGGTTTGCGATCAGCTTTTGAAAAGATCAAAGCAACAGTCATTGAAAACAAGGATGAGTTTCAAGCCTTTTTTGATGTGGTCAAAGCGGTAGCACCAATCATCGGCAATGTCATTGGAGCAGCTTTTAGCGTTGCCGGTACTGTGGCAAGCACAGTTTTGAATTTAATTTCAAATGTTTTGGCTGCTTTGAAAGGCATTATCAACACCGCGATCGATGGGATCAATTTAGTCATCAAAGGTCTAAATCTGATTAAGCCGGGTTCAGACATTGCAAGCATTGGCAAGGTTGGCTCATCAAGTAGTTCGACCTCAACAGGTGGCATTTCGGTGCCATCAGCATCATTGCCAAGTGGTTTCAAACCAGCTGCTACCCCGACACCAACAGCCGTAGTCACACCAAAGCCAACACCAATTGCAAATGTTGCAGCATCAGCATCAGCCGCGGCAGCAGCGGCAGCAGCCAACACAGCCGTTTCAAGCAATTTTAATCCGGGTCGATTCCGGATGGGTGAGGAAGCTGATCGTGTTGGCACGACCATCAATTTGACAGTCACAGGAGCCTTTGATCGAGAAGGCACAGCACGCACAATCGTGGAAACACTCAATGACTCATTTTACAGAGGCACAGGCGGCGCAGGAAGCCTACAAATAGCATGACCATTTTCAATCCTGTTTGGCGCGTGACTATTGGCGGTGTGCAATACCAAACCGCCATTTTGGCAAATCTAACAATCACCAGCGGTCGCACCAACATTTATGAGCAAGCGCAAGCCGGATACACAAATTTGGAAATCATCAATTTAGATCAATCCAATGTTTTGATTGGCATCAACGATTCGGTGACAATTGAATTGCAAAATTCAACAAGTACATTTGTGCCAATTTTTGGTGGATCTGTTGTAGACATCGGCATTTCGGTTGCCGAGGTTGGAAACACAACCTATGCACAACGCATTAACATCATTGCTTTAGGAGCTTTGGCAAGATTACCCAAAGCACTTACCGAAGGCGTTTTGAGTGATGATTTTGATGGTGATCAAATTTTTACTATTTTGAAAGAGGTTTTGTTTAACACATGGCAAGAGGTACCAGGTGCATTAACATGGGCAACCTACGATCCCACCACACAATGGGAGGATGCTGAAAACAGCGGTTTGGGCGAAATCGATCGACCGGGAAATTACGAGTTAGAAAATCGCGGATCAGATGTGACCGATGTCTATTCATTGGTTGCAGCTCTTGCAACATCGGGTCTGGGTTACATTTACGAAAACGCACAAGGCCAAATTTCCTACGCCGACAGCACTCATCGAACCAATTATTTGGCGGCAAATGGGTATGTGGATCTCACGGCAAATCACGCTTTGGGATCGGGTTTGACTATCCAATCCCGCGCCGGAGATGTGCGAAACACCATCGATCTTAAATACGGCAACAATTCTGCCTTAGAGGTCAGCGCGGTTGATCCGGCATCGGTAGGCCTTTATGGTCAGCTCGCACAGATTTTTACAACGACTATCAAACATCAAGCCGATGCACAAGATCAGGCCGATTTTTACTTAGAGCTGCGAGCCTATCCACGCTTCAATTTCAACAACATAAGTTTTGAGCTGGCAAACCCAGAAATTGGCGATACTGAACGCGATGCCTTGATCAATGTTTTTATGGGTATGCCGGTCAACATTGCCGATTTGCCACTCAACATGAATTCCGGCGATTTTCTGGGTTTCGTTGAAGGCTGGACATTTCAGGCCAGATACAATCAGATCAGCATCTCATTGATCGTTTCACCGATTTCCTTCTCATTGCAAGCAATGCGTTGGAACGATGTACCGGTCACGGAAGCATGGAACACAGTCAATCCAACCTTGGATTGGATCAATGCCACGATTGTGGCGTAAGGAGAAAACATGAGCAATCCAACGAGCAATTTCAATTGGCAAATGCCCACGGCCACGGATTTGGTCACGGATTTGCCAGCCGATTTTGAGGTATTTGGTCAAGCGGTAGATTCATCGATGGCCGATCTTTTAGGCGGTACAACAGGTCAAATTTTGGCAAAGAATTCAAATACCAACATGGATTTTGTGTGGATCACAAATGATGTTGGTGACATCACAGAGGTGGCAGCTGGTACAGGCATTTCAGGTGGCGGCACATCCGGTGCGGTAACAATCACAAACTCAATGGCAACAGAAATCACGGCTAAAGCGGATTTGATTGTTGGTACTGGCAATGCAACTTTTGACAATTTACCAGTTGGGGCAAATGGAACAGTTTTGACAGCTGATTCAACGGTTTCGCCAACAGGTTTGAAATGGGCAACTCCGGCCGCTAATTCTTACACTTGGACTTCTTATACTCCGACTTACCAAAACTTCACTTTAGGTAATGGCACTCAAACAATGGGTTATTTACAAATTGATAAAATTGTCTTTGTAAGAGGAAAAATCACCTTAGGTTCAACATCTACTGTAACTGGTCAAATTGGGATTTCTTGTCCAGTCACAGAAAATATGGAAGATTACATTCAGAGTTTTGATTGTTCATATTATGACAATAGTGTCCCACTTCAATATGGTGGAAATGCAGGTGTAGTATCAGGATTTATAAATTTGCTAGCCGATAAATCTGATGCGACATATGTAACTCAAGTTGGAGTAAGTGCAACCGTACCAATGACGTGGGCAAATGCCGACATCATAATTGTCGCTGGCTGGTATCAGGCTTCTTAAAGGAGAATATGATGAGTTACTTAGAAAAAATATCCGAAGTTGGTATTTCTGACGAATATCGTTGGGAACGAATCCGTTATTGGCGCGATAAACTTTTACGCGATTCAGATGTGAAGATGATTAGTGATTCGCCATGGGATAAAATTGTTTGGGCAGAATATCGCCAACAATTAAGAGATTTGCCTTCAAGCAATCTAGACCCAAGCAAAATTGTATTTCCTAGCGAACCTAAATAATCCAATAAGTAAGTGAGATGAATCATGGCTAATTTTCCACAAGGCACATTGCCGCGTTTGATTCAGATTGCACTTGCTGAGGTCGGCACAGCTGAAACAGGCAACAATGAGACGAAGTATGGCAAATTTATGAAAGCCGACAAGCTGCCATGGTGCGGCTCGTTTCTCAATTGGTGTGCTGATCAAGCTGGTGTCAAAGTGCCAAATGTTGTCAGCACTCGTGCTGGAGCTGAGGCATTTCAAAAGTCAAAGCAATGGCACACCACACCAAAGATTGGAGATTTTGTTTTCTTTGATTTCATCATCGATGACAAAACCACAATTAATCACATTGGTTTGGTTATCCGCTGTTCAGAAAAACAGATTGTTACCATTGAAGGCAACACATCAGCTGGCAAAAGTCAGCGCAATGGTGGCGAAGTCATGGTGAAATCAAGAGCTTTGGGAGCACGCTCATTTGTGGTGGGTTATGGCCGACCAACTTATGAGCCATTTTCCGGTGATTTACCGGATCGACCAAAAGGAGAAAAATAATGGAGCAAGCAAAAGCAATTGCAGCATCATGGGCGCGGTCATATATTGCCGCAGCTTTGGCCGTATACATGGCCGGTGGAGACATCAAGGCAATGGCAATGGGTGGCGTGGCAGCTGTTGTGCCTGTCATTTTGCGTTGGCTCAATCCAGCTGACAAAGCTT